CGCCAAATAGATTCACATAAGTAGCGCTTGAGTTTTGAACCTCAATAGTTACTGCGTCATTAATTTCATAAGGGACTTGGGCTTCAGCCGTTTCAATAAGGGTTAAGTTGCAATATCCAGCAACTGGCTGAGAGTAAATATCTGTGCGACCAGAAGTGATAGTAAGTCCGCTAAGGGTTGCTCCAGTTACTGTTGATCCATTTACCTTGACTCGATAAAGAGGATTCCAAGCGGTCATAGAAGTAGTTGCTCTGTTCCAGCGCCAGTTCTGCGACCTGTGTTATTCAGAGCTGAGACAACTGCTCTGGTAAATCCTTCTTCATCAATAGCGCTTGGGGCATTGACATTTATAGTGACACCAGCGTTATTAGCTGCAACTGTTCCAGCGACATTGAAGCCAGAAGGAATGGCGTTACCGCTTGGAACTGCACTTGATGGAGTGACTCTTGGTGTTGTGCTTGTGATAGGGGATGGTGCTGAAACTTTAGGAACTGTAGGAATAGACGCGCTGCTCGGTGTTGATGAAATTCCGAATGGCAATGAAGCCGATGATACTGTGTTAGAACCAGTCGAAGTTGATCCGCTGAAATTAATTTTTTGAATGGTAGCAATATCAGGGCCAGATTTGATTAGATTCAATCCGCGAATGACGGCATTTATGCCAGTTATTGCTGCGTTTATAATAGGCTCTAAAGCGTTTAGTGCAATAGCTACTGCGCTCACAATTCCAGAAGCAACTTTACCAATAATCTTAATAGTATCTGCAAAACCACCAGCTAAGAATGGGACTAAAGTTTCCTTGGCAAAATTGTATAATCCCCTAAAAGTATCCTCATTTTCTTTGACCGATTTAATAACTGGATCAATAGCATTTTTCTTAAAGCGCTCAAATGCTGGAATGGCTGTATCTGTTATAAAAGTTAAAAGCTTCTCAATAATAGGCAATAAAGCTGTTCCAACACTTTCTTTAGCTTCATCAAAAGTGACTTTTAATCTTGCAATTCTGCCTTCAAAAGTATTGGCTTGGACTGTAGCTGCGCCACCAAAAGTATCGGCTAATTGCTTAACTGTTCCTTCTAATCCTAAAGTCTTTATTTCAGCAGCAGATAAACCAACGCCTAAACGCGCTAAAGAGGCTGTGTTGCCTTCGTAAGCCTTACCAAGGGCATTGGAAACGGATTCTACACTTTTACCAGTAGCAGCTGATATGTCTAAGGCTAGGTTTAATAAATCTTGCGATTGAGTTACTGATCCTGTAGCAGTTGCTAGGCGCTGAAGCGCTGGGCGCAATTGATCATCAGCAACACCAGTAGCTAATGAAGTTTTAAGTATCTGCTCCTCAACTGCTGCAATCTGAGCCTCGGTTGCACCAGTTACGCTTTCTAAAGCATTAGCTAATCGCTTCTGAGCTGCCTCATCTTCAATAGCTGCCTTTACGCCATCAACTGCCAACTTAACTGCATAGGCTGCCGCGGCTGCGGCTGCTGCTGCAAAAGCGGCTGCTGCAACCTTGCCAAACTTTTCTAACTTACCGCCAAAGCCTTCAACCTCTTTTTCGCCAGCATTAAGATTCTTTTTCAAATTATCGACATCAGCAAGAATCGAGAGCTTGAGCGTTCTACTGCCAGCCATTACTTATCCCATTCTTTCAATATCTTGGAAAATGCTTCTTGCCATTTTTTAATCAATTCAGGCTGAATCTTACGAAGGGTTGGGTAGATAAAGTAGCCAGAGTTTCCGCGACCTTTGCTCGGTGTTCTTCTGGGGAACTGACGCAAGCGATTACTTCCAAACTCATAACCCGCCCAGAGTTTTTGTGTGCTACCGCCACCAGAAAAGCGCTGACTTGCAAATCCGTAAGAGAGCTCTCCGATTTTGGAACTGGCCGAGACTTTAACGCCTGTTGTAATTCTTCTAACTGCTTCTTGACCAAAAGTCCTCGAGAGCCCATAGGCTTTGATTTCATTTGCTGCGTAAGTAGCCAGCGCGCTAGATTCCCGTTTAGCTTGGCTAACGGCTTCATCATCCATCGCTTTGAACGCGGTAATGATTGAGCGGAGCTCGCGCTTGTCATAGCTGATTGGTAACTCATCTGCCACCGCTACGCTCCTTTAATATATCTATGGCCGTCATTACTTGGTCTATATCTGTCCAGTAAGGCATTGGAATCCCAGTTGCGATAGCAATCTCGATGATTAGTCGGTTGATGCTTCCGGGCTCGTAACTTTTGGGCTTTCATCTCCAATCGTCATTTCCTCAACTGTCAGCTCCCAAATCTCTTGGGACTTGGTTGGCTTTCCTGCTGCTTCGCGCTTATACGCAAAGTAGGCAAGGTCTAAGAAGTCCGCTTGCTGATAAGCCGTTATATCCTTCATCGAATAAATCGACTTACCAGTTTTGCGTTCCCACTTAGCCCATTCTGGCAAGCCAGCTTGGTAAGTAGCTGATTCGCCTGAGCTGTATTTAATTGTGATTGAAATTTTCATAGCTCCCGATGCTCCGATCTCTTAGGTAAAGGACTCCGCTGGTTGTCCAACAACTGTCATTGTCCAAGTGTCGGTGAGTGCTCCAGGGGCAGCTCCACCAGCAGTTGGGAAAATTGGCAAAACATTAAATGTAAAAGTTGCGCCTGATGCAGCTGTGAATACTGTTGAAATTGTCGTATTTGGTGCTGATTCTGCAACGCCCCAAATAATTTCAAATAGAGAGCCAGTCGCTCCCCAATCCTGCAATAGTTCAAGTGTAAAAGTCCATTGCTTATCTACGGACTTATAAGCGCGACCATCAAGGGTTTGATAAGTCTCGATAATTGTTTCGCAGCTTAAAACTGCAGAAGTAGTTTGAGCATCGAAGTTGTTACCACCAATGGTAAAACTAACATCGCGCCCAGTTATTACTGTTGTTGGCATTTAGGTCTCCTATGCGGTTTGCTCGTAGCGGACGCTCAAGCGGATATCTGAAACTAGCAGGGTAGTAGTTCCTACTTCGGTTACCGAAGGTCTTTCGACTATTGATAACTCATACTTGGAAGCATTTAGTGCTCCAAGAATACTGATGACCATTTGCTCTAAGTTATCTAAAGCAGCGGCATTGCTGAAATACGCAACGCAAGCGGTGATGGTGTAATTTAATTTAACTCTAGTTGTGGCTTTTCCCAAGACTTCAAGCTCCATATAGGGCGAGTCTGGAATGACGATAATTGCTGGAACGATTGGCGCTTCTGGAACTGAGTCATAAATATTAGCGGTGCAGCCAACCAAGGCGGTCTTAATAGCGCCTCTAACATCTGTAGCAATTGTTGATGCTGGCATTAGCCGACCATCGTTTCAACATCAAGATAAGGGCCAAGTAAGCCAGTTACTTTGGCAAGTAAATTCTTAGATAGGCGGTAAGGGGTTACTGCAAAATCTATGCCTTCGATTGATCCACCAGCGGCGGTTCTGGATTGGAAGATTTCAACGGAGATAGCCAAAATAGCAGCTTCAGCATTGGGATTTCCGACATAGGTCGATAATCCAGATAGCGCAGCGTTTCCTGCTGGGATAATATTTTTTTCCAATATGTCTGCATTGGTGATTGCAACTGTGAATACATAATCTGAAATTTCGTCATCGGTTACTGTGTGAGTGCCATTGAAAGGAGCTCCGCAGCCAGTAATAATTACGGATTGGCCTTCTGTAAATTCTTGAATTGTTGCAGTTTCAAAATAAGCAATATTATTTGTTAGCTTTACTTTGTTAATTTTGCTTTGAAAAGTAACTAACATTGGAAGAACTAAATTCTCCGAGGCATCTACTATGTCGCTTAAATAAGCGTCTGAATATAGGGATGACGAAACGCCAAGAATTGTCCTAAGCTCTGTGGCCGTAACTATCGTAGGCATTTCGTCATCCTTTCAAGCAGTTAGGTGAGGGGCCAGCTCGGGAGCGGACTGGCCCTCACTTTTTTTAATTAACTACGCAACCATCCAACGATAAGCGCCAGCGCCTACCTTTGTTGCTAGTG